ATCCAACTTTCATACTAATCTCTCCGTTTCTTCTACTATTGTTTTGACGGCGGCTTCCACTTGCTCTGCCATCGCTTTAATAAACTTCTCATTACGTCTTGCTCTTACCAGGAGGTGTGGCATTTCTGGATGATAGCTCATAAAGTCCCACCACTCCCTTCCTGTTATCCACATACAGCCCTGCACCTGCTGGTAATATTTTGCTGGCACTTTGCCTGCTCTTAGGTAGGATACGTGAACACTATCTGAGGGACATTTTATCTCAAGTCCACCTTCGCTTCCAACTAAGCCATCAGGACTGCAGCCGAACTCCTGGCTGTCATGCAGGATAAAACCAGTCTCAACAACCTCTGTGTCAGTGATGAACTCGTATGCTTCTCTGGCTTCTGGCTCAAGCTCATTACCCCTTTCCATATGCTCATTGGTATAGAACGGTTTGCTCCGGCCAGTCAATCTCTCAGCGATCATCTCATTAATGTAAGACGCTGCTGAACTGGATGGCTTACCACTGCCAGTAATTAGTCTCCCAAAGTTAGAGGCTGATGGCCTGCCCAGTCTTGAGGCAAGCCACTCAGGGGAACCTTGCTCATCGTCCAGGATGATCATTACTTCACCTTCGCTTGCAATGCTGCCATTGCTCTGTTGTAGTGTATTGCCAACATATTTTCAACACAGTCGGTCTTGAAGTATTTCAGGAACTGCCTAACGTCTGCTTCTGACTGCTCAAGCATATCTTTAATACAAGCTGCCTGCTCTTCACTGACCACCTCAGTCTTGGTTGACTCTGGTAGGTCTTCACCGGCATAGATGTAGATACCCAAGCCATGCATAGCTATAGCTTTAACCAAGCAACGCATACGAGCATCACTGATGTCTCTGGTGGTTGGGTTAGAGATAGACTTGTTGCGGTTATCCATTACTGGCAGCCACATAGAGTGAGTTACACCCTGTACTGTTACAGATACTGACACCTCAACTGTGCCGTTCTCAAGGGATGAAGGCTCCGCATACTCATAGGTAGAGTCTGGGTAGTTCTCCATCAGCTTCTGCCAGGCCCATGCCCAGGACAGGTAGGTTAGCTTACCTTTCTGCTCAACGTGGTCTGAACAGTCGATTGCGGACAGTGTTGCCCATACGGATTTTTTATTAGTCATTAGTTATATTCTCCTGCTGATTGCATTTGCTCAAAGACATAGCGTGCGCCATATCCAATGTCATAGGCTTGTGACTGCCCTTCTTTGTGTGGATAACCTTTGCGGCAATCATAGTCACCGCGATCAAGGTCATTCAAAAACTCAATATCTTGTTCCATTTTACTTCACCAAGTTGTGTTGTTTATATAGTTCGTCACGCTGTGCGCTGCTTCTAGCGAACTGGTTTATCTGGCGCTTCAAGAAGTAGTCGATCTGCTTCTGGCGTTCTTCTGCCTCTCGCTTGGCCTCATCAATTTCCCACTGCTCCATGGGAGGTAGGTCTTCAGAGTTAACAAAGAAGTCAGGGTCTGGATCACGCCCAGTGATGTCACCGATAAACTTATGGAAGTAATCATACTGGTCTGGATCACCAGTTCGGTTGGGATCTTCATCGCGGTAGTACATATTTATCTCCTGTTGTTTGAGCTTTTAATTTACACCATGCAAAATATGTTTGCAACACCCATTGCAAATTAATTTACCGATTGCTACTATGGCAACTCAATTAACTGAGAGGTAACACATGAATATTATTAAAGCATTGTCTTATTTTATGGAGCGCGAGCAAATGACTAAGGCCGAGCTACACCGTCAGTCTGGTGTGAACCTGGCTACCATTAGTCTAGTAATGAATGGTCATAGAGGGGCATCCATCCCTACCATGAAGATGTGGGCAGACTGCTTTGGCGTAAAGCTAAGTGAGTTTGTAGCTGCTGGTGAGTGATATGAATAAGGGTTACTACGCGATTATCCCTGCTTCGGTCAGATACGATAAGAGCTTAACCCCTAACGCCAAGCTCCTGTATGGCGAGATAACTGCTCTTTGTAACGATAAGGGTTACTGCTGGGCTGGCAATGATTACTTTGCTGTCCTGTATGATGTAAGCAAGACCTCAATCAGTAAATGGATCAGTGCGCTCAGGGATTGTGGCTATATCAACATCCAACTGGAATATGCGGAGGGTACTAAACAAATCTTACATAGGTATATAAGATTAGTTAAAGACCCTATTGAAGAAAAGTTAAATACCCCTTTAAGAAAAGTTAAAGACCCTATTGAAGAAAAGTTAATAGTTAATAATACATCTAATACTACAACTAATAATACAATGAATAAGGGTCGTTTCACTCCACCCACTTTAACTGAGGTCATAGATCAGTGTAATAGGACTGGTGCTAACATAGATCCCCAGGGTTTTATTGACTTCTATGAGAGCAAGGGATGGATGATTGGTAAGAACAAGATGAAGTGTTGGAAGTCTGCCATCAGGACTTGGACTAGGAAGGAAAGGGAGAAGCAAAGAGATAAAGCAGCAGCTACTCGTAAGAAGCAAGACGAGCATGACATAACCAAAAAGCTCACTGATACCAGTTGGGCTGACTAATATAAATTAACCAGGAGAATATTATGTCTACAGCAAAAAGAAAGTTTGAAAGAACCCACACTATCGCAGACGCGAGAAAACACATCACTAATCAGGCCAAACAAATCAAGTGGGTTGGTGATCGCACTGACTTGGGGCTTATCAAGGGCAAGACCTATACCTACAAAGAGCTGGGAGCAGCAGTTGGCATTGTAGGCCACAGCATGAGAGGCCGCCTGAGGGGTGTTAGCGAGTGTACTGATGCTCATATGTGGGCCAATGGAACCAGGAAGCCCAAGGAAGAGTGGAATCACACTACCTATGAACGATGTGAAACCCAAGCAGATAAGATGTCGCAAAAGTATTTAAGGATGGCACTATGACGCAAGGCGATTACGTAAAGGTCAGCTCGACCACTGAGATAGAGGCCAAGGTCAAGCACCTGGAGAAGAGGCTGCGGGATTGGGATTACCGATCCCCTTGTACCATCAAGCTCAGGCCATACACTGATCCCACCAGTTTAGATCAGGGCGCACTGTTTAATATGTGGTGCCGAGAGATTGCTACCCAAATGAAAAAGAAAACACCAGCAGCAGATGCGGAGGCATGGAAGGTCTGGCTGAAGCGCAAGTTTGTGGGCACTGATACGCACAAGGTGGGCAAGGATACTATCGAGCAGGTCAAGGCAACCCCAAAGAGCAAAGCAGCCATGTGTAAGTTTATGTCGAGTGTTCTCGTTTTTGCAGATGAGAAGTTGCGTGTTAGACTCAGCGTACCCCGCAATAGTGAGTTTGTCGATGAACAAAGGAAAGCTAAAGAATCCGAACAGAAAGCCGCGCAAAAAGCCAACGATACAGCAGGAAGTGGAAAAGGCAGCAGTGCTACTGCAAAAGCTGGTAAGGCTAAAGGCGAGCAACAAATTGGGCTTCTGTGAGTGTGTGACCTGTGGTGTTATTAAGCACTACAAGGAAGCTCAAGGAGGCCACTTTTATGGACGCAAAGAAGTGCTGCGATTCAAGCTATGGGAAGAAAATATCCATCCCCAATGTGCCGCATGCAACTGGCATGGTATGAATACCACCAAGATACGGGAGCGATACCGGATGTATATGGAAGATATGTACGGAGTGAGGCGAGTAAAGGCCATGAACAGATTGGCATTTAGAAAGCCGCCCAAATTTAAAATGGAAGAAGTGTTAGAGTTTAAAAAGTACCTGCGCGAGCAGATTAAAATTCAACTGAAGAGGCTAGGCGAATGATTGAAGATGAAACCCCATTTATTCAGATAGTGTTCGAAGAGATCGAAGAGTATGGACTGTACGACCACAAGTTAAAGCTATTCAACCTTATGGAAGCTGCCCTCAATGGTGCCAGTGGTAAAGCCAGAAAGGAGATTGATGAACTGTGGTTAGAGATCCAGGACTATAAGGAGCAGTTGGCTATTCCCCCAGATGAAGAGGAATTACTATTGCAGCACCCCAATATGTGTGTATAATTAGATCCATGGCAGGGTTAGTGTCCTGCCTAAATGTTGGTAGTAAGTTTCATAGTTGTTCCGCTTCACCCCGCCTGGCCCCTCCTACCAGTGCGGGGTTTTTTTTGAAAAGTACACCCTGGATCAACCTGTACAATTTTAGGTACACCCTGGATCAACCTGTACATTGAGGGCCATGGCATAGGGGGTGATTTTTTGGGGGTATCTGTACAAAAAATGATCAAATCGCTAAAAGGCCCAGAATTGCGTTTTAAGCGGGTTTAGCTGCTGGGGGTGCTATGGTATGGGGTGGGGCGCTAATCGCCGGGAGAACGTCTTGCAGGCCTAAAAAATGGGGTTCTGGGTGGTGCTATCCAGTGGCTCGGGTGTCACTTTCTGCCGGGCAATAAAAAGCCCCAATTAAGGGGCTGTGGGTTTATCTTGGGTTCAGGTGTCCTCTGGTTCAATGTTCAGGTTATAAAGTAAGCACTCTGCTGAGTCATAACAATCGTTAAATCTTAGTTGGGTTTCTTCATCCATGCGCTGGTTCCCATGTTCGTCTTTTACCCAGATAATGGGTAAGCCTTGGGCTTGCAGTAAAGCATCGGCAATATCACACTTTGCTTCGACATAAATATCGTTGTTTATCTTAATCATTTAGATTCTCCAGAGTATCCAGATTAAAAGGGTAAAGGCGGCAAGGCCACCAGATACGCCTACAATAAAGCAGGCGGATTCAATCGCGAGTTCCTTGTATTTATCCACTAGGCACCTCCCAGCGATAAAAACATAAAGATAAAGCTAACGTATATAATCGAGCCGATAATGGCCCCAATCGTTACCACTGACCAACCTAAAATGCTTACCAGTAGCTGCTGGCGCTTCTGGGTGCGGGCTTCGCGTTTTACCATTTGAATGTATGCCTTGTTCACGATCTGCACTCCCATAATTCACGCAGCGCTTCATCCAGTCCCAGACTGTCGCCATCAATCCGGGCAACGGCATGATCTCCCCACCAATAACCCTCTACAAGTTCGCTCTGGGTATTGATCCAGATGTTGGGACCGCCAAAAGAGACCAGCACGCGCGCGCCGAGGTACTCGCTGCCACCTGTGACGATATATTGAATATCGAGACAATCCTGCAGGTAATCCATGCCAGTGATCTGATCGTCCGGGCTGCCATCGTAGGCATATAGCTCGTGATCCATTCCAGCTTCTTCGTATGTCATGCCGTACTGGATGTTGTGGGCTATGTTGTTGCACATTTCCTGAAGCTGCTGCTTCGCTTTTAAATCATCCATTAGATCACCTCCCGGGTTTCTGGGTTGCTCATCTTGGCGCACCAGTTGTACATCATGTAGGCGCTAACAGTGGCTGCTGTTAATTCGCCGCCGCTGAATTTGTCGATGTAATCGTGAACATCCTGCAGCGTGTCCGGGGTTGCGAATAGATCGCAAGGCTTAAATGCCACAATATCGTCCCCCAGTCGCTGGTAGTTCTCGTCACTGTCTGCGAGGAAGGTTTTGCGCTCCCGATCCATTTTTGCCATGTGCTCATCCATAGCCTGATCTGGGCCTAGGTCATAGCATCCCCAGAACAATTTCCCGTATGTCTCAGGGTTGGTGCTGAAGCTGTGAACCATGTAACGCTCGTCTGGTTTGCCGGGTACTTTAGACACTGGGCGGCGGCTTACTACTACCTGGGCCATCATATCGATCGACATGATCTCACCATCCAGGGGCTTTAGGTGCTTCTCGATTGCTGTTTGTATGCTCATAGTTGTTCTCTTTTGTTAGTGGTTTTTTAGGTGCCGTCCATGGCAGCGTTCTGGTTTATGCCAGTAGAAAATCAACGGCGCGAATTAGATAGCTGTTGTTCCCGTTTAAGGCTTTCAATAACAATACGTCATTCTTGTTGGTTACTTCATATCCATTGGATATTTTAGTTACAACAAGTCCTGAGTCCCTGAAGTCTTTCAACACTGACTGTGTGACTTTCTTGGACCAGATGCGGGTTGCTGTTGTGTGTCGCTTTTGGAATTGTTTCATAGTGTGTTTCCTTTTTTATAGTTGGGCGCCAGCAAGTGCTGACACAAGGCCGATTATAATGAAGTAGATATGCATTACAACCTGCAAAGTATGTTTTGTTTTTTGAGTTGTTTTGTCTTAGGTATTGCATCTGGGAAAGGTCAAGGGAATCAATGACATGGTTTTAAAGTGGAGGGGCTTATATATGTATAGCCGCACAATATTCCTTCTCCCAGCCCGGGACAATGGTTTGCGTCCTGCAATGTATTAGTTTGCAGCTTGCACAGATTGATCATTTTTTGTACAATCGGGTAATCGACGACAGGGTGCCCCCCTCCGAGGTCTGCCGACTTGCTATATATATATGTCCCTCGCAAAAAAAAATTACTGAGAATGCCATGATTAAAATTGTCACCGATGAAGAAGTACACGAGATGGATATTGAGTTAATCGAGCTATTTGCTGTCTATTTGTTTGATAGAGATGTGGCTGGTATGACTGATTTAATCTATGTTGTAGAAGATAGGATGTCAGATGACTTTTTAGAAGACGAAACAAAACAACATTTACTTATGCAAAGGTAATCTATGTCTAGGATAGGGATACCCAACAAGAATAAGAAGTTCTTACTGGCCCGCTTGCAGGATATGTACGGTGAACAATTCCACCCCATACTGAGGATGGCTGAGGCCGCTGCCAAGTTGGATTACATTGCAGAAGAAGAGGGTGACGTAAATGCGCTTAACGCTGCTGTGAATGCCTGGGGTAAGGTTGCCGAGTACACTGAGCCTAAACTGAAGGCCGTAGAGATCAGGGCCGACGATGCCACTGTGGTAGCCATACAACGTAAACGATTTGATGGTGAGACTGACCTCATTGCAGATAAGGCTGAAGAGGCTATCATTGAAGCTATCGTGGAAGAAAACCAAGATGAGGAAGAAGAGTAATGGCCAAAGGCAAAAGCATGGTTCACAAGCTGGACAAAGAGACGCGCAGAGAGCACTTCCGTAACTGGGATGCCAATCAGTCAGGTGGCAAGGGTGATGGACAAAGAACGTCAACTGCCGAGACTCGCGAGAAGTTCAAAAGTGGCTATGACGCAATCGACTGGAGCAAAAAATAAGTGGCAACAATTGAATACTGTATGGGGCCACAGGGTCAGGTACTGCAAGATTATGCTGACTGTCGTGCTCAAAACTCCTTCATCATGGGGCCACTCGGTTCCGGTAAGACCGTTCAAACAATCCTCAAGCTGTTTGACTTGATGACCGAGCAAGAACCCGTTATGACACCTGGGCACAAGAACTATGGTGTTAGACTATCCCGCATTATTGCTGCCCGAAATACGTACTCTGAGCTGTTCTCTACGACCATTAAGGATTGGCTAGAGATACATGAAGACTTGGGGCCGTTCCGTCAGGGTAACAAAGAACCACCTACCCACTTCATTAACTTCAGATTAGAAGATGGCACCACCGTTAAGTGTGAGGTCGTATTCATTGCATTTGACCGCCCTGAGCACGTTAAGAAGGCCAGGGGTATCCAGTGTACATGGGTGTGGTTAAACGAGACCAAAGAGCATTCTAAGGCCGTTCTGGACATGCTTGACCTGCGTCATGGTCGTTATCCTTCCCCCAAGGAGGGTATCAAGCCTACGCATCATGGTATGCTGGGTGATAGTAACGCCCCTGATGAGGATCACTGGTACTACAAGCTGGCAGAAATTGAACGTCCTGAAGGCTGGGTATTTCATCGTCAACCAGGTGGTGTGTATCGCGAGGGCGAAGAGTGGAAGATAAACCACAAGGCCGAGAATCTAAAGAACTTGCCCGATAACTATTACAAGAGAGGTCTATCAGGTAAAACAAATGATTGGATTAAAGTTAATCTTGCTAATGAGTACGGCTTTGTGTCTAACGGTAAGCCGGTTCACCCAATGTATACTGACTCCGTTCACTCATCCCATATGGACTTCAAGCCATCTACGGATAGTCCTATCATTCTGGGCTTTGACTTTGGCCGTACACCAGCTTGTGCCTTTCTTCAGCGTACTTCTATAGGCCGCTGGATATGCTTTGATGAGATGGTTCTGACCGACTCTGGTGCTGTAGACTTTGCGCCTACCCTAAAGCGCTATATTGAAGAGACTTATCCTGGGCACAAGTTTAAGGGGTGGGGCGATCCCTCTGGTGACAACAAGAACCAATCTAACAGTGATACCCCATTCCAGATCATGCGTGCCGCTGGCATACCCTGTCAACCCACAGACTCTAATGATCCCCTCAAACGCAGAGCCGCTTTGGAAGTACCCATGAAAGAGATGTGTATGGATGGTAAGCCCCGCTTCCTAGTGCTGCCCAAGGCCTCCATGATACGTAAGGGGTTACAGGGTGGCTTCTGTTATCGTCGTGTTCAAACGTCAGGTGAGCGCTACAGTGACCAGCCAGACAAGAATGAATACTCGCACCCAGTAGAAGCTCTTGAGTACGGTCTACAAGGTGAGGGTGAAGGTCGTTCTGCTCTACGTCGAGAGGGCAACTTCGCGAAACCCCATACAGCAAAGGTAAACTTTAGTGTCTTCTGAGGTCTATGTAGTGTTCAAGGGAGATACAGGCCGATGGTGGTCTAGGTTCCTGCATACAAAAATACGACATTGTTTTGTCATTGAACCGTCCAAAGGCAAGTTTATTGTGTACGAAAAAGATGTTGACAGGGTTAGCATCTATAATGTGGACGCTATAAATGATATAATTGGGCCGACAGATATAACCATGAGTTATATGAAGGAAACAAGTCTCAAGCCGCTATTCATGCTCAACACCTGTGTTGGACATACTAAGCAGTTTTTGGGCATCAACAAGCCCTTTATATGGACTCCATACCAACTATACAGATATATGAGGTGAACTATGGGTGGCAGTGCAAGAGCGCCAGAACCAACAGCAGAGCAGAAGGCCCTAGAAAGACGGCAACGTGTAGAGCTACAAGAAGAAAAAGCTGCAAGTGAGCGCAGATTAAAAAGCATTGCTCAGAGAAAGATTGGCAAAAAGTCTTTACTTGGTACTCCTATGTCGGCGGCTAAAGCCCCTGAGGTACAGACAGTTACTCCAGGAAGCCAATATAAATCAGGTCGGATTAAAAAAATAATGAAAGGCGCATTAATTGGGAGATTTTTGTAATGGAATTGCCTAAAGAGCTTGGTTCACTAACGGACTTAAAAAGAAGGGAAGCTGCGGCCTTTAAGAAGGCCTCTATGTGGCACAGCACACTAGATGATGCCTATGAATACTTTCTGCCTAACCGAAACCTGTTTGACGACAACACCACTGGCCAGCAGAAGATGGATCGCATCTTTGACTCTACTGCTCTCGAAGCTATACAGCAGGGTGCCAGTAAGCTGCAGGAAAACATTGCCCCCATCTGGACTCGGTGGGCCACCTTTGAGCCTTCTGAGCAAGTAGTAAGGACTCTGGAGCAGGGTAACTTTGATGTCTCACTAGAGGACATTCAGGCCAACCTAGAGCAGCAAGCAGAGACAATCTTTGATTACATCAACCGATCTAACTTTGCTACTCAGTTCTATGAGCACGCCCTAGACCTATTGATTGGTACAGGTACATTACGTATTGATGAGGATGAGAACGACGAGATCCCTATCATCTTCAATGCTATCCCACAGAAGGGTATAGCCTTTGAGGAAGGCCCCCATGGAAATATTGAGACGCATTGGCGCAGGTTTAAGGTAAAGGCTCGTAACCTTGAGCGTACATGGAAAGGTTTTAAGCCCTCCGAAAACATCAAGAACGTCATAGAAAAAAGTCCTGATGCTGACATAGATGTTAGCGAGGGTGTAGTCTATATGCCCAAAACCAAGACCTACTATGGATGCGTATGGGTATCAAAGGAAAACCATGTTAGCTGGACGCAAGACTTTGGCTCTTCTAGTCCTTGGGTAACAGGTCGTTATAGTAAGGTAGCTGGTGAGATCAGGGGTCGTGGCCCAGCACTGCAGGCTCTCCCTGATGTGCGATCACTCAACAAGGCCAAGGAGTTTGTGCTCCAAAAAGCCGCTATTGACCTGGCGGGTATGTATACGGCAACTGATGATGGCGTGACTAACCCCTACAACTTGAGTATAAGCCCAGGCATTGTTATTCCAGTTGGTTCTAATAACTCTTCTAACCCATCGATACAGCGATTAGACACAGGATCAAACTTACAGTTAGCTCAGTTCCAAATTAATGAAATGCAAATGGCCATCAAGAAAGCACTATTCAACGATCTTCGTGATCCTACTGGTGCTGTGCGATCCGCCACTGAGGTTGCCATCGAGTCGCGTGAACTGGCAAAACGCATCGGCTCTGCCTTCGGCAGATTACAGACCGAAGTATTGATCCCAATCATCAAGCGAGTTGCTTCTATCCTGACTCGTCGTGGTATCATTACGCCAATCGAACTAGATGGTCGCCAGGTCGCTATTAAGTTTACATCCCCATTGGCTAGAGCGCAGGACGGTGAGGACATTATAAACGTACAGCAAGCCGTACAGTTTGTATTGCAGACTGCTGGCCCAGATCAAGCCAAGATTGGATTTAAGCTAGAGGACTTTGGTACATGGGTTGCCGGTAAAGCTGGCGTTCCCGCCGAGTTGGTTCGTAGTGATGCTGAGAAACAACAAGTCATTATGGCTGGCGCACAAGCGGCGCAGCAAGGTATGGAGACTCAAGGGACTCCACCTGTTGATCAAGGTCAAACTGCTCTATGAGTTGGGACAATATAAATCAAGCTACCACTGATGCAGAACAGGCAAAGGTGGCTAATGCAGAGAAAAGAAGAGCCGCTGCTGAATTGGCTAGGGCGTACAGTCAGTGCTTCTCAGGTGACATCGGGAAGCGCGTGCTCGAAGATATGACGCAGCGTTTTATCTTTAACAATGATACTCCCTTTAGTGCCTCAAATGTTGATTACGAGGCTGCTTACCATAACGGTGAGTCGGGTGTTATTAAATTTATCATCAACCAAATGCAACAAGCTAAAATACTGTAAGGATTAATTATGTTAGAAGAACAGGCCGCAATAGAAGAAACAACAAGCGACACCCTGCTGGATGCAAGCACTCCCGAACTTGGTGAAGGAGAATACTTTCTATCCGATGGTATCAAGGGTACAGGCGATATGCCCGAATGGTACAAAGGCGACAAGTATAAGTCTGTCGCTGAACAAGCCAAAGCCTACACTGAACTAGAGAAGAAGTTTGGTGGTTTTACTGGCGCACCAAAAGAAGGCTATCAAGGCCCAGAAGGAATTGAAGCTGATGATGCTTTACTGCAAGAGCTAACTGAGTTTGCTACAAAAACCAACATGAGCCAAGAAGCCTTTGGTGAAGCGTGGGAATTGTTGTCTGCCCAGGGTGAAGCAGTCGAGGCTGTCAACCAAGAGCAAGAGATTGCTCAGTTAGGGCCGAACGCGTCTGAGCGAATTAAGAACGTCGAGGGATTCCTGAGAAACAATTTAGATAGTGAGACCTATGATGAGATTCGTGACCTGGTTACTGACGCTAAATCAATTCAGCTAATAGAGTACATGGTCAAGGCTACTGCCCCAGCCAAGCTACCCATTGATGGTGGAGAGCATCCTACTGGTCTTACATGGTCTGACATTGAAGCAGAGATGTTCAAGACTGCTGATGATGGTCAGT